GAGATGGGCGGTGGAATCCGTCTTACAAAAAAGACCCGCCCTACTCAACACGAACTCATCTGGCATCTTGTCTTGCTTCGAAAAGTTACATCGACGGCATGCAGCTACTAAATTCTCCGGATCATCTGATCCGCCTTTGGCTACCGGAATGATGTGGTCTACGGTTGTCGCGTCCATGCCGCACCAGTAACACTCTCGACCATCTCTTGAGAGTATACGTAGGCGTAACTTCTTCCATTGAGTGGAGTTGCTTTTACGTTGCGAATGTAGGGTCATCAGTAGTAGTTCCGTTTCTCATGGAATCTCCACGCGTTACACATCGAACCATAACGCTTCTCAATGTATTTGATCGTGGCATCTATCTGACGAAAGGGATCAAGAGTCCGGTAATGCTCGGATCTCATTTGACCTAGTCCGTGATGACTCCCGTTCTTGGCTTTTGGGTTCCATCGTGACTCTTTGTAGATGATTTTAGATAGGCATAGGAATTGCTCGTAGTTAACGATTCTTGAGTGTGCGTATAGCTTGTAGTTATCTATGTTTGTATTGGCTTCCGCTGGTGACGTGCCAACGACACATAGCACTCCCAATAGCACCAAACTACGCCTGCGAGCTTTACGGCGGAGCCGCTCGCCAGCGAGTGTGGAGCGTAGCCATATAGTCAAGTAACTGGCAAGCATGTGGATAACTTGAGCGGGTTTCCTGCGTGTCGTCCACAGGTTATCCACAGGGCTAATTAGATCCATCACAATTCTCTGAATGGTTCTTAATCGTCACTTGTAGGATCGTAACGGCAACCAATACGCGCTCGCTATCGATTGACCACGTTTTCCCACAGCCGCAGGTGTGTTTGATTTCGGTTCTCATCGAACTATCCCCAATCCGCTCGCTTTTAGGATCTCCACATTTTCCTCACCCATAGCGCACAAGATCGCCGGCATAAAGATACCGGCCGTCTTGCCTTGCCCGCTGATGAATTTGAGATTACTAGGCAACACACAAAGAGCGTCTGCCCACTGCCACATCTCGTCAAACCATCGAGCTTTAGAGATCTGGACTAGGGCTATGCCGTTATTGTGTTTGCGGAACTTGTTAGCCCACGGAGTTACATCTGAGTACGGCGGATTCATCCACACTCGACCTTCCCACGGACTCACCAAGCCATCGTCGATGATCGTGTAAAAGCGTTTAGCAGGTAACCACGGGATTCCGTCTGGTGGAGATGACACATCGAGATCAAACTCAACGCCTAACGCCTCAAAGATGAACGGTGGCGTGTAGTAGTCATCTGATGTCTGCGCATCGATCATTTTGTCTTCAATACCTAAATCCAAGAATTCGCTCATTTAGATCCGCCCCATCCTTTACCTTTAAAGTGGATCGGATTAGCCGTCCACACTCTCGTCATCGGGATTGTGCAACCTTCGCAGTACGGGTTGCGTTCGAAGTTGTCTTCCATTGGTCTACGGATCGTCGTGACTTTGCCACAGACTTCGCACCGGTAGTCATACTGCGCCACTATTTTGCGTCCGCCAGTTTATTGATTCCCATAACGCCGCAAGATAGGCATTGAACCCAGACGACTGCTTCGCCTAGTGGAATCTCACTCTTAAAGACCGCGTGATCTTTGACGGTTTTCTCAACCCGACATTGGAAGCGTAGCTTCTCCATGACTGCTCCTTCTCAAGTTCTCGATCGGGTGCAAGTTGTATTGCTCGACCCAATAGGTAGGTTGGTCGCGTCTGCGCCACTTTTGATTCTTTGCAATCGCTACTGGTATCCAACCCTTTAAGACGTAGTTTGGGCTTTTGCCGGTGACTAGGATCGCTATATCAGTATTGCGGTCGCCGTCATAGATGATCAGACTTCCAGCGTCGTATTTCGTCCACTTAACTTCGATGATCGAACCAACGTCCGCCGTGCGTTTAAATCGTGAAGCGCGCGGGTTGAAGTCCTTGATGCCAAAGTATTTGGCTACGGCTATTTCGGCTCCAACCGACTCAGCGATCTCGCATATATAGTCGTGGAACGACAGATTCTTGTTGTATCTAGATACGTGATCTGGTTTGCCTTCAATCTCTTCAACGCGTTCGATTGCAACCTTCGCAGCCATCCACTCGTCATCGTGTGCGATTTTCATTTTCATTTGCACTCCATACATACCCAAAGCATCGTCAATCCGTGCGCTCCGTCATACCGACCAAACTCGATCGGTTTCCACGCTTGGCACTTGTCGCACCATTCGAGCTTCGGTGGCTCCACGTGATCCTTGAGAATTGACCCATCAATTTGGATCGTTGTTCTTTCGCCGGTGACTATCTTGATGATTTCTAAGTCGCCCACTAGCTTCTCGCCTTCCATCCGCCGGTTGAGTTCACTTCGTACCAGATTGGGCTGCATTGATTGGCTTTAACCTTTTCGGTGCAGACGTGTCCACGGTACGGCTTCGACGTCTTTGGAGATATGCCTTCTTTAAGGATCATATGACCGTGCGCGCAAATCGGAGATTCGTCTATCAACTCTCCGCCTAGTTTGGTCTGTATCTCATCCATCGCTGATTTTGCCGTTGAGAATCCGTCCTCGCCAAAAGGCTTCGACCACGGATCGTCCTCAATGAACGCCTTTGGCATTGTCTCCACTTGCTCCATATTTTCTAAACTTGGCTTGGTTTCAGTACCGAGTACAACGGACGCGCATCGACCTATTGCGCTGCTGACTGTGTCTTCGACGTACCACCGTTTCATTTGGACGTTATACGCACCGACCATCCCGTGTGCGTAGTCGATCGCCGCCGGCTTTTCGTCCTCATAATGACGATAGATCCGGCACTCGATTAAGATGTAACCCTTTTCAGGTTGCCAATCAACGATAGATGTCTCAATCCGATTGGTTGGGTAGGTTGCATGGAGTCTAATTACTTTTTGATTTACGGTCTCGTAACCGTCCAAGAATCCCACTAGCGGATCTCACCATTCTTGCGACCAGCGATTCTGCCGCGAATAAATCCTTCGCGTTTGCCTTCTTTTAGCCCTATCGTGTAACCGCCGGTAAAGCCCGCCAAGACTCCAAATAACATCCATGCGGCGACTTCTTGTAGTGCGTACATATTTGCTCCCGATCCGAGAGTTACTGAACTTCGCTCCCTACGTACAGAGTGAACGAAGCGACCGACATCGTCAAGAATCAGGCGTGTTTTTGGGCGTGTCGGTTTGGTCTTTAGCCTTGTCCTTGAGTCCGTTTGATGCCAACACGGATCCGAGCGCACCGGTTAGGAATATCGTGAGCGTAGAAAGAAGCTCGATGAATGCTCGATCGTTGGGCGCTTGATCTCCTAGTGGCTGCGTGACGAATATGAGCGCGTAAAGCATTCCGGCGACAGAGAACATGAACGTGAGAGCCAAAGCCACTCCGATAAATACGATCAGTCTGGCTTTAAGTTGCTCGTTACTTAGGCGCTTTTGATTTCGACCCATTTGGATGTTCCCCGTATATGTCCTCAGTGCAGACTCCGAGAGCTTTACATTGCGGCGGGTTGCACTCAGGCTTTTCCCAGTTGTGGAATTCTTGGCAGTCATAGCGCGTCCAACCCTGATAACCACAACCGGACAACCCTAGCAAAAGTCCCGCCGCTAGAGTTGCCCAGAGTAGTTTCCGAGTCACTTCCCCTTTAACCCGAAAGATGCGTCGTTAGGATTTAGGTAGCGCAAGACAACCGGTAGCACCGCAGCTAGTCCTGCTCCGGCGATCGCCTTTGGATCCGTGATCCCTGCCATGTACACGGCTATAGATGCCGCTAGAAATGAACGCGCCCACGATGCGGCTAGTCCTTTGATTTCTTTCATTTCTTTTTCTCCTTTTTTAAGATCGAGAGCTTCGGAGTCTCGACTTTAATCGTTGGATATTCGCCCTTGTATGGGACATATTTTGGACGACCAAAGCCGACCACTTCCTTGCCCACTGTGCGAGTTTTAACCATGACCATGCCGCCGTTGCGTTGGTCGCCGCTTCCGGATGTGTTGCCTTCGATAGTTGTGATCGTCTTACCATCGATGCCGACGACAATTCCGATGTGTGAAATGCGATCGACTCCGTCATGTGGGAAGTCCATAAATGCTAAATCGCCAATGGCAGGTTGTTCATGCCACCGTGAAATCTCCTTGAATTTATGCGCACCCACGGCGGTCGATACCAACGAGTGAACCTTAACGCCGGCTTGAGCCAGCACCCAGTTACAGAAAGAACCACACCACGGCAAGCCATCGGCTTTTGTAAATTTACCGTACTTCGTTAGATTGTCGCCTTTTTCGATCGTACCGATTTCGGCTTTTGCTATTTCAATGGCGTGAGCGGCTGTGCCTTGCGGATAGGTCATGAGAGCAACAAAGTCGCTTCTTCTTGAGTAATACCTAAACGCTCCAAAAGAGCAGCCTTAGCAGCCGCTTTTTCTGTTGCCGCATTAGTTTCTGCTGCTTTTAATTCTTCAATCTTGGCTAGGATTTCATCTTGAGTTGGTGGAATTACCGTTTCATCATTCCATACAACAACTGCATCATCCTCATAAGTTGAGAATTCTTTGCCTGGACGTAGTGCCTGTAAGGCTTCTTGGAAATGCGCCATGATTATGCTCCGATTTCTAGAAGGGTAATTGAAGATACGCCGCGTGAATAAGATGCTGTGTCATTATCAGTTGCAGTTCTGTTGATATAAGCAGTACCAGGACTAGAAATTAAATATCTAATTTTGTAAGTAAGCGAAGAAGTAGATGATGGGGAATCAACGAAGTTGTAGGTGGCTGGAATCATAAAGTAAGTTGAACCGCTAATATCTCCTGGATATTGCATAAAAGAAGGGTTTCGGTTAGAAGGGCTTGTTGGTGTAAGTAGATTTGTTGTATCTCTAAATAAAGAATAATTAGAAGATGCAGATCCAGTAACGCCGGCGCAAATTGTCGCAATAACAAGAATTCTTGATGAAGTTGCCGCAGGAGTAATACTTGCTGTTAAGCCGGTATCAGTAAAGGTTGAAGAAGTTGTTGAAGCAGTTGTAACCAAAGTTGCCGTAACTACCTGCAAGACTTTACCACCGCCAGCGGCATCCGCCCATTTCAATCCGGTTGCCGCTGTGGAATCTGCGGTCAAGACTTGCCCATTTGTGCCGACAGCTAAACGAGCTGGAGTGTCTGCTGCTGTTGCCCCAATCAGATCGCCTTTTGCATCGACAATCGCATTCTGAATAGCGTTTGAGTCATCTTGCGCGACCCATGTAAATGCTAGATCTGTACCAGATGTCTTGGATAAGACTTGACCAGTTGTGCCACCTTTAAGTCCGACAAATGAAGCATCTATGCCGTCTCCAAGTGTCTCGATTGCTGTGGCTCCGTCTTTGACGAGATCCGTTGATGTCGGAACCGTCCAGCCGAAGTTGGGCGTTGTTGTTGCCATGTTGTCTCCTTTAAGCGACGATGAACGCGTCGTCCCAGATAAGTGTATTTGATAATGTGTTCCAAGTCTCCGCGCCACTCACATCGTTCCACTTCATGGCTTGAAGCGAGAATTCGGTCGGAGTCAGATACATGGAAAGCGTGAGTGAGTTAACGCCGGCTTGAATCTTCCAACCTTCGACAAATCCCTGAAATCTCAGCCCCATGTTGATCGGTAGGTCGTTGATAGTTACCGGCATGCCCATGAACACATTAAGAAGGTTGTCTCGGTCGGAATCATCAAGTTCCGGAGATCCGAGCGGGAACGAGATCTGATTAAAGTTAGCCCGCGGATAGGCTCGGAGTCCAAGATAGAAAGCCGCTTGAGCTTCGGCATCGGCTTGAAGTTCTAGGGTCGTCTGGATCGATTGAGCAAGAGTGCCGTAGATGTCGATTGACGCTTGCTCGAAATCGGAGACTTGTTGATTGTTCTTATATTGGATCGTGATGGAGTTTCTAACGTCTCCAGATCTAGTTGCTAGTTGTAGTCCAGAGGCGAAGGCGTTATTTGCACTTAGATCGACATATCCATTTGTAGAAAGGTACGAGCTGCGATGAGTGCTGTCGGCGTAACTAATCTGACCAGCGCCGTTCTCGTATAGGTATCCAAGCCCAGAGTTTGCTAGAGCAGCGACCAAAGTATAGGCATCCGTCACAGACGCGCTTCTGGCGGTTAATTCGTAGTTGCCAATGTCTATCTCTCCAAGCCCAGAGTTTTCGGCATTTGCCCAAGTTGTAGTCGGATCGTAGGCAGCCCATGTTAGGGCAGCCGGTACTTCGTTCCAAGCGCCGTATAGGATTCCTTGTAACACATCGTAAATCTGCTCACCGTCTAACTCTTTTACAAGTACGCCTTCGGTGAGTACCTTTGGAAGTCTAGAAAGCGCACCGAGAGCGGTAATCGAAATCGTCTGCGTTATTCCGATTGAACCGCCGGATTGAACTCCTACAATGATGTCGGTAATAGACCCACCAAAGAGAGCCACGGGATCTCCATTGGAGTCGTTTACGTAAACGGTCACGGCTGAGTTGATCGCCGGAGCGATAGCCGAGTCGTCTAGGTTGATCAGAGTTAAATTGCAATAGCCAGCGATGGCTTGAGTATAAATATCATTCCGACCAGATCCAAGATTGAGATTGGTTAGGGACACATCTTTATACTCAACTCCATCGATTTTGATGCTCCACGTCGGAGTCCAAATTGTCATGATACGAACGCAAGCCTATTCGCGCCTAGAGTCCCGCGAGCATTTGAGCGGTTAAGTACATCGACGATTGTGCGAGCCGTACCTTCCGCATCGATGGCTCCGTTCACGGTTATGTTGAAGGTGCTACCCATTCCGCCATTTGGAACGATTGTCCCGTTGGAACTAGGGACAAACATCTCAGCTCCGCGCTCACCTACAACGTAAGACTTGCCAGCCGATACTGAACCACCTTCGGCGCGAAAGCCACCGAATGCCGAACTGATCGCATTGCCGATTCCTTTGACGACTGGATTATTAGCAACCAAAGAGATCAAGGATTGGATTGCTCCAACCACACTCTTAACGATTCCAAAGAGTGTCTGGAATCCGTCGATGAGTTTACCCACAACATTGATGACAACTCCCAGAGCGATGCCTATTCCTTGAATGGCTAATTTTAAGACTCCACCTAGCAAGGGTGCTACAAAGTCTTTCAAGAATTTAAAGAGCGCCATGAATTCCTCTTTGTTAGCCATGACCGCGGCTTTAATCTGATCAAATGCAAACTTAAAGCCTTCAAGTACCGGCTGGAATATATTTGTGATTAGATCAATGTACGTCTTGAAGGCGTTAGTCAAGCCATCTTTGCCACCAACGGAATCAATGAATCCGGCAACGGCTGGAATCACTGTGTTCACGATTGTATTAATCATCGGAGTAATTGCGTCTAAGACAAAGGATCCAATTGTCTCTTTACCTTCGTCAAACGCAACGCGCAAACGAGCCAACTTGCCAGCAAACGTATCCGCTTGAATAGTGGCTTGCCCGCCAAAGGTAACCGCGAGCGACTTCGTAACTTCGTCCATCGACATAGTCTTGAGCTGTGCGGCTGTTAGTCCTACGCCCAATCGTGAGAGTGCGCCAGTATTTCCTTCGGCGGCGCGAGCCATTGCATTCGTTACCGCTTCAAGTGACTTACCCGATCCGGCGGCAACATCTATGGCAACCTTCTGGAGTTTGAGAGCCTCGTCCGAATCCTTAGTCGCGCGGACGAACCTTTCGAAGCTCGGACGAAGTTGATCATCGGTAAGTCCGGTTAGAAGTGAAGTCTGAAGAATCTGATTTTCTACCGCTGCGATTTGGGCATCGGTTGCGTTGGTGACATTTTGTAACGTTGTGGCTAGTTTTGCCTGAGCCTGCTCATCGGCGATAGCCGACTCCACGCCTTGCTTGAGAAGTACCGCACCGTAAGCGAGAGCCGCTGCGCCGGCAACGGCGAACGCCGCACCAGCCATCTTTCCGAACTTGGCAACTTTATCGCCGAACCCTTGCACTTCTGCTTCTGCGCCTTTGACTCCGCGCTTTAACTCATCGAAATCCGCGTCAAAGGTGATCTTGACCTTTGGAATACCAGCCATTAGTCGAGTCCTAACTTTTTAACTACGTCTTGAACCATTTGAGCATATTCACGGGCAACGATTGGCGTGTAGTAATCGACCGCTGGAGTCATCCAATAGCCGCGCTTGTTATAGGCAGCCTTAAAGCGGTTTGTGTACGCACGTCCTAAACTATCTACGCCCCTATTCGATCCAAATTCAGATCCCCACAATAAAGCGCCCGCAGGTGCAGATTGTTGCCGCACCTTTTTACCTTTGCCAGACTTTGATTGTTCCCCGCCATACTTGCGACCGACATGCTTAGTGCCACCAACATCGACTCGAATCAACCGATCTCTTTTAGCTGCAATTGATTGCGCGACAAGTTTGGCTTGTGGAGACGGAGCGGATTGGCTGAACATCAAAAGTTGTCCAGCTAGTCGTTGAGACAATGGCAAGGCTTTTGATCTAATTTCATTTTGAGTATCTTTGTCTAGCGCGTTCAGTAATCTAATTAGATTTCGGAATTCCACAGGATCGACGGTTATCTCAAATCGTCCCTGTTTGGCTTCACTTGCCATTCCGTTTCTCCAATATCTCGATTGCGGTGTAGATCTGCTCCGCCGTTTCCCATTCTTTCATTGGTATCCCTGTCGCGATTGCGAGTTCTACCAAGACTCGATTTAGGCTTCCGGCGGCGTAACTTTTGGGACTTCTACTTCCTCGGATCGAATATCGTCCACCGTATCGCACCAGACTTCGTAAGGCTTTATAGGTTGTCCGGCAAGCTCGCGCTTTTTGGCGTTGTACGCCAAGAACAGAAGATCATCAAGCCCGACGTTCTCGCCGAGTTGTGTAACCTTCAAGCCTGTCTTTCGTTCCCACTTTACGAATTCCGGTGTCGATGCGGTGAACGACTCCGAGTCCCCTGAGAAATATATAATTGTTATCCCTGTTTTCATGCTCCCGATTTCCTATCTCTTAGCTGAATGTCTCTGTAGGTGTTCCCACTACTTGAAAGGATAGTGAGACCGTCTGTGCATCTGGTGCCGAACCGCCGACATTTGGGAACGTTGGCAGAATGTTGCAAGCGAACACGGCACCGGTTACGGCTGTGATCGATGCGGCTAAAGTTGTATTTGGTGCGGATTCTGTGGCTGTCCAAAGTGATTCGCAGAGTGAACCTACTGCGCCCCAATCGGCGAGCATTTCCACATTGAGAGTCCAAGAATCATCTATGGCTTTATAGGCGCGGCCATCTAAAGTTTGGTACGTTTCGATGACGTGATCCGCTTCAAGTGAGACGGTTGTGGCTTGTGCGTCGTAATTTACGGTAGCGATCGTCAATACTAGATCGCGTCCGGTGATGACGGTCGTTGGCATAATTACTCCTAATTTGTCTGGGTGTATTGGGTTGAGAGTTCGATCTCGGACATCAGAATCTCTGAAGCTCCGATCGTCATTGGGACGGGATTAGACACGGATCCCACCGTGTAACCTGACGGAATAACCGCCAGAATGCTTAGGATCAACTTCTCGATGTTGTCGAGTGCCGATGCGTTGGAGTACATAGCGACTCCGATGGTAAGTACAAGATTTACTTTGACGCGTGTAGAAGTTCCGATTAGGTTTGGCTCAAGATAAGGCGTGTTAGGTACGACCGCGGCGAACGGGACGATTGGCGCTTCCGGTACTGCGTCGTAGGTATTAGCTGCAACGCCCGCGATCGCCGTCTTAAGAGCGCCTCGAACGTTGACCGCGATAGATGATGCGGTCATGCCAACATCGCTCCGGTATCAAGTGACTTGCCTAGAATGCCAATAACCCTGTTTAAAAGTGATCGACCCATTCTGTACGGAGTCACTTGGAAATCAACGCCTTCGATTTGTCCACCGGCAGCCGTGATTGATTGGAACACTTCAACCGAGACGACAATGATGGCTTCGTAAACTGCTGGATTTGACGCGTAGATAGTAGCTGCGTCCTTGCCTGACAGATAAGTGTCGCCGTGTGGAATGACGGCGTTTGCGTTAATGTCCGCGTTTGTCTTTGCATAAGAGAACTGATATTCGCCATCGACGGCGGTAACGGTGTAAGTGCCGTTAAATGTTGCGTCAACGCCTGAGACGACGACACTCGATCCCACGATGTAATTGTGTGGAGTGTTTGTCAGTAACGTGGCAACGTTTGAAGCGATCCGGCGATTTGTAACCGCTGAGGAATACGAGACTAGAAGTGGCAGGATCACCAGTTCGCTAGTGTCGATTATTTTTGTGAGATAAGCGTCATTGTAAAGAGAAGAGCTTACGCCTAGCACAGAACGAAGTTCTGACGGAGTGACGAGTGGCATAAGCCCTTCCCTTTCTACTGCTGAGGCGGTTCGGGAGCGAACCGCCTCATGATTGATGTGTTATGGATCAGGTCTTATTTACGCCGAAAGCGCCAGCGCCGATCTTTGTCGCCACTGCGCCAAACGAGTAAACGCCCACGGTGATGGATCCGTCGGCTGTTGACTCAGCGCGTAGTTGATACGAAGGTGATTCGTACCATGTGTATGAATCTGGATTGATGATCATGATTGAGTCATCAGTGTCTGTTGTCGCCGCTGTGTTAGCAGTTACGTAGAGATCAAGTCCCGCCACACGACCGCGAAGGCTTGTAGGTGTTGCAAGGCCAGGTTGGTTCATTGGCTGAGTTACTTCGTTGTAGATCGGACGACCTGAATCATTTAGTGACATCAAGTTTGACCACTGTGAAGTATTCACCAAGATATTACGAGCGAATGGATTTGCAAGTCCGGCTGTTGCGGCGTAAACACTTGCTGCACCGCGACCGATGAACGCTAGAAGTTCTGCGGCTGTTGGATAAGTTGCAATTGATGTCGCGTCTGCGGTTGCACCAGATACCAAGATGCTATTTGTGTATGTGTCTTGCTGCTTTGCCATTGCCGCGACCATATTGCTGAGAAGTTCATTAAAGAACACGGGAGAAGTTCTCTGCAGCAACTCCACTGAGAATTTCTGCTGTCCCGCGAACTTTTTGACATCCACTGAAACGAAGGCGGAGTTTTGGTCTGTCTCTGTGAACGCTGCATCTTCTGCAACGGTTCCGACGGCTGGTGCAACTGTGATCTTTGGAATCTCGAAAGTCATACCGGCATCTGGAAGTGTGCCGCGTGAGATCGCATCGATTGATGGGCGAACGGTTGTCGATAACCCATTGATTACTTCTGCAAGTTGGCGAGTTGGTACAAGACCCGCGTTGTCTGTTGTGTTATCCGCGGCCATAATGTACTGGCGAGCGGACTCGTTACCCATAGCCGCTTGGATCTTGTTTTCAAGATATTTTGCGGCGGTGATCTCGATGCGTGGTGATGAATAAGCGACAGATTTAACTGACGCTGTTACTGACTGCGCGGCTTCGACCGTCTCGACGGTATCCGCGGTTGTGACGGTGTTATCCACTTCGTCTCCTTCTGTTGTTGGTTGTGGTGTTGCTTCTGCTTCTGCGGGCGCAGATTCAGAATCTTGTTCGCCTTCATTTGCGGCGACTTCAGCGACACGGGCTGATCGGACGGCGGGTTCGCTGACAAGTGCGACTCCGGTAAGTTCTCCGGCTAATACGCGCATCGTTCCGTTCTTTTCTTGAACGTAGTCATCGACAGCCAGTTCGATTGAGAAGCCGTCGCGAAGTCCGTCCATAGCTTCAACAAGTGCGTCGGTGCCGGCGGTAGTGTTCGCGATCTTAAAGGTTGCATTGATAGCGCCGTCTCCGTCGAGAGACATCTCCATCGTCTTTCCGATTCTGCGAGTGCGGTCATGCTCAAGGTTTAGAAATACGTTCTTTGGTTCGATGGATCCTTTTGCGAATACCACTTTACCGGTTGACGCGTTCGCTGGCTCTTCAAATGCCACGATGCGTCCGGTGATTGTGCGCGACTCGGAATCAGCCGCGGTGATAGTCATAGGTGTTGTTAGCTTCATCCGATCATGTCCTCTTCTTCTCTTATTTCGTCGATGCTCATCGCACCGATGCGGTTTAGAATTTCGTACACTTGCGCTCTTTCGTAAGGGTTGCCGCGCAAGAAGTCGTCTAGGTCGTACCGGATATATTGCGATGCCGGAGTGAAGTCTGTGAGTGAAAGTCTTTGCTCGATGATCGTAAGCACCGGACGAATCGAGAAGTCGATAAGGTCGCGCCTTTGATTTACAGCGTTGGAGTACGTCATGCTGGATGGATCAGCCGATGCAAACCAAGCCGGTAAACCAATGGCGCGACAAAGTTCCAAAGCGAGATATTGTCTCGCCTCATTCATCTGAAGATTCTTGGGATCGTATCCAATTGTGTCCATTTTAATATCTGCATTTAAGAACGTCACTGCTTTCGACGCTTTGTTCTTGAAAGCGTTGATTAGTGTTGCAACGCGATCCTTTGGAAGTTGTACGCCGTTAGATGACAAGACGATTTGTGGAATCGGATTTAAAGCAAAGTCATAAGCCGCTTTTTCAAGCGCGTGAGCAGATCGAACTGTACGACCGGCGCGATTGAGTAAACCTTCCTGCATATTTCCGAACACGACTAGATCCTCTGGCGCTATCGAATATCCGTCAACACGATACGCGTCGATTTCTGTTCCGAGTCCGTTGGTCAACACTTCAACGCGTTCCGGTGCGATTCTTTCCATCGATTGGATTCTGCCCGTGTCTGCATAGCGAGATAACACTCTCGCATACGCTGCCGGTCTGAAAAGTAGATCTTCCGCGATCCACGCCCAGAACTCTGCTCCGGTGATTCGTGGATCTGGTTGATTAATTACGCGAAAAGATGGAACGGTCTCATTTGTTTCTTTCACTTTTGTTTCAAGTGGCAACGAAGCAACTGTGGAGCAGATGATTCCTCTGGCGCGAGCGATTACCGGTACGCCCATCGCTTCGGATCGTGTAGCTGATTGACCGTAAGCAAAGTACGGCGCACCTAGAGCGTCGATCGAGTTAACCGGCGCAAGTGCGGCATCGACGTTTACTTCGCTCACCGGTGTCGGCGCGGTGATAAAGAAATCTTTGATAGCCATGTCCCTAATTTTAGAGACCCGCTATATCTAACCGATCATGATGTCAAGATCCGTCTCTGGGCGTGTCGCGTAGTGTGTGACGAGCGCAGATGCAACCGTCGCGCACACAGTCGACTGAGAAGCTCGTCGCCCAATCGTCCATCCACCATCGCCAAAGGGTAATCGAGCCGCCGAGAGAATCTGCTTGGTTAACTCCGCCTGATTGCCATGTCGTAGTCGTTTCGATGTGATCGCTCCTAAAAGTTCATCGCAAGATTGACCGTACAGCGCCCCGTCTATATCAGCGATTGGGATGCCGGCTGGTTGAAGTCTAGCCGCGATCGCAGACGATGTTCGGCGTGAATACGCGATAACTTCGACCGGATATTCTTGGAAGTGTTCGGCGATGTCGTTAGCAATCGCCTTATCGTCGAGCGAAATTGGATTGTGCCAAGTTCGCAGTAGTTTTACAAAGAACTCACCTTCGCCCATTTGTTGAGCGAGTACCAAAGCCGCGTCTCGTCGATCGGGCGAGCAATCAAGTCCAAACCAGACAACTTTCTCGCGATCGACTTCAAATCCGTCAATTCCACACTCAGCCCATTCACCGGCTGGAATAGCGCTGGAAATAGTTTGTACCCACCGGCACAAGACTTCGGTACGGACAACGTCGGCGGGATCGTTCATCACAGCTCGAAGGTTGTCGATGTGTACCGTGTGACCAAGTGCGGGATTTGCCATAGCCGCACCCGCCCAGAATTTAGGGGAATCGTCGATCTTGTCATAATCACTCGACCATTCGAAATATCCGATGTCATCCGTGGATCCACCAGCCGCGCCGATCCCGCGTTCCCTGATTTGGTTCAAGACTAGGCTGTGTTGGTCTCCGGCATTCGAATAAGACCATAATTGCGGATTCTCCGCCGCCATCATCGTGTACCGGAGCGAAGCCCACGTAGTCTCATCCTTGAGTTCGCGAGTCTCGTCGATGTGTACGGTCGATGGCTTAGATATACCACGTGCCGCCGACGCGCCGGCTTTGACCATGTAGCGATTTCCGTTTAGGCACTCGATTTCCTCAGACCCATGCGCCCATCGGATACGTTTGACCTGTTTAGCCAGCCCGTCGTTGGATTCGATTGTCTGAACAAGATCCCGAAAAGTCTCTAGCGATGTAGTCAACCGGTGAGCCGTACCGATCTGTAGCTTGTTGTCCCATTCGAAAAGTCCCATAAGAATCCGCTGCTTCATAAATGTCGTCTTGCCTTGTTGTCTGGCTACGACCAATTGGACGAGTGGGTGTAGCCATCTGCCATCAGGCTTGTACCGGTGCGCCTCGATCGCCAGCCATTCTTGCCACGGCATCAACGGGAACCCGATCGAATTAGAGAAGTCGATCAACTCTTGACCACGCGTAGGCAACTCTGGGCGTAGGCGTGAGTGGATTCTGGGAGTTACGCGCCCATAAAGCGTCTCTAGGATAGGCTCCTGAGCCTGTGTGAGCCGATCTGAGCCTAGTTCGACCAGTTGGAGCCTAGTTGTACCGTCTTGAGCCATCTCAATGCCTTCTTGATTCGTTTGGTGGTGAAAGAGAACCGC